AAGTACAGGATCATTTAATAATATAGTTGTATATCAAGGAACCTATTTAACAAAGACATATACAGTAAATGGGTCATTAGATCAGAGATTTTTGATTGAAAACTCATTTGTTGACACTTCAACCATCAAAGTTTACGTTAAAGGTGCAGCTGACACTGGATTAGGGAAAGAATATAGTAAAGTAGACAATATATTAAATATTACAGACATATCAGAGACTTATCTTATTCAAGAAGTTGCTGATGAGAGGTACGAATTACTATTTGGTGATGGTGTTTTTGGTAAAAAACTTGAAAATGATGCTCTCATCACTGTTTCTTACATTGTTACTGATGGAATAGATGGAAACGGACCTTCTTCATTTTCATATGGGGGTAGTGTTGCATCATCTGCAAATCAAATATTATTACCATCTTCTACACCAACGATTACAACTGTCTCATCGGCATCTAACGGGGGTAATATTGAGTCTATAGACTCAATTAAGTATTTTGCACCTAGACTGTATTCATCACAGTACAGAGCAGTTACAGCAAGGGATTACGAGTCTGTAATACAACAAATATATCCAAATACTGAATCAGTTTCAGTAGTAGGTGGTGAAGAATTAGATCCACCAGAGTTTGGAACTGTATTCATTACAATTAAACCTAAAAATGGTGAATTTGTATCCGACTTTGATAAACAATCAATATTATCTAATTTAAAGAGTTATACCCTAGCTGGAATTAATCAAAAATTATTAGATCTTAAATTATTGTATGTTGAACTTGAATCATATGTATATTATGATCCATCGAAAGTATCTACTGCATCTGAATTGCAGACAAGTATAACAAATGGTCTTTTATCATACGGATCATCAACCGATTTAAATAAATTTGGTGGACGTTTTAAATATAGTAAAATATTAAATGTTATTGATAACATTGATGATGCGATTACATCAAATATATCAAGAGTTATTATTCGTAGAAACTTAAGAGCATTAACTAATCAATTTGCTCAGTATGAATTGTGTTTTGGTAACAGTTTTCATATTAATCCAGAGGGACGTAACATTAAGAGTACTGGATTCACTATTCAAGGTAGAAATGAAACTTTATACCTTACTGATATACCTAATAAAAAGAGTGATGGAACACTTGATGGTAGTGGTAAGGGTATTATAGCTATTGTTGAGTCAACAGAGAGTAGGTTAGTTGTTGCATCTGCTGGAATAGTTGATTATACACATGGTGAAGTAATTTTAACGTCAATTAACATAACATCAACAATAAAACCTAATAGTATTATTGAAATTCAGGCATTTCCTGAATCTAATGACATCATAGGATTAAAAGACTTATATCTTAGTTTTTCCGTTGCTGATAGTGAGATAAATATGGTTAAAGACACAATTACCTCTGGTGAGCAAATATCAGGTGTCGGTTATAAGGTTACATCAAGTTATTCAAATGGAGCATTGGTAAGAGGATAGTATGATAACTACTGGAATTGATAAAAGAGTCAAAGTCCAACAGATAATTCAAAATCAATTACCAGAGTTTGTATTATCTGAAAGTCCAAAAGCAGTTGACTTTCTTAAGCAGTATTATATTTCTCAAGAATATCAGGGAGGTCCTATGGATCTTACTGATAATTTGGATCAGTATATAAAATTAGATAATTTAACACCTGAAGTTGTAGTAGGTGAGACTAAACTAACAAGTGACATTAGTATAAATGATACTACTGTAAATGTACTTACTACCAAAGGTTTTCCTAATGAATATGGTCTATTTAAAATTGAAAATGAAATAATTACATATACTGGTATTACTACAAATAGTTTTACAGGATGTATTCGTGGTTTTAGTGGTATAACAACATATCACGCTGAAAATGAACCAAATGAACTAGTTTTTTCAGATTCATCAGCAACTAATCATGATAATGATGATACTGTTATTAACTTAAGTGCATTATTTCTTAAAGAATTTTATAAAAAGACAAAAAAATTACTCACACCTGGTTTAGAAAATTCAACTTTTGTTGATAATCTAGATGTAAGTAATTTTATTAAAAATTCAAAGTCATTATATCAATCAAAGGGTACAGAAGAATCATTTAGAATTTTATTTAATGTTTTATATAACGAAACACCTATAATTGTAGATTTAGAAAGATATTTAATTAAACCCTCTAGTGCAGAGTTTATTAGAAGAGAAATAGTTTTAGCAGAAGTTATTTCAGGTAATCCAATAAATTTAATTGGTCAGACGATAGTAAAATCTACTGACAGTCAAACAAGGGCTGCAATTTCTGAAGTTGAACCATTAACAAGAGATGGAAAGGTATATTATAAAATTGGTTTATTTGTTGGTTTTAATGAAGTTGATTTAATTGAAGGAACTTTTAATGTATCTGGTAAAACAAAGGTAATTGGTAATGTATCAATAGGATCTACAGTAATAACAGTTGATTCTACTGTTGGTTTTGGTCAAACTGGTATTTTAGTTTCTGGAATTAGTACAAATATCTACTATAATGATAAATCTGTTAATCAGTTCTTTGGTTGTGAGAATATCGTAAGTAATATATCAAGTACTGATGATATTAGATCTGATGAGTTTTATTATGGGTATGAAGGTGGTGATTTAACTAAGAAAGTAGAACTAAGGTTAACTGGTGTTCTCTCAAAATTTGTTCCAACATCAGATATTAGTCTCTTAAATCAAGGTGAAAAAATAAGTGTAAGAAATGTAGGTGAAAAAATATTAAACCCAGAAAATGATAAAACAAAAAAACAAATTTTTGCAAATTCATGGATTTATAATACATCTTCTAGATTTAAGGTAGAAAGTATATCTGGTGCAAACTTTGTTTTATTTACTAGAGATATTGATAAATCTAGCATAAAAATTGGTGATAATGTTGAAATACTTTTTAGAAATGAGGAAGAAGTAGTTGCAACTGGTACAGTTGGTAATATTGATCAACCAACAGGAACGATTTCTGTAAATAATTTAACAAATCAACCAGGAATCACACAGTTACCTGATCCAAATAGAGAATATGATTTAAGAAGAGTTATTAATAGATCTACAAGTACTATTACACCTATAGAATTTGGAAATAGTATTCTAACAACTGATGTAACTAATGTTTATAATGAATCTAATGAGAATTTTTATGTAGCATCTAACTCATTACCTTCTTATCAAATAACTGCTGCTCTACCAAAATCTGTATTGCCAGATGCACGAGCAGGGATTGAATTACCCCAATCTGGTTATGATGCCAATACATTAAAATATAGTATTATATCATTTCAAAATCCAGTACCATTTATTACTGGTGATGAAATATTTTATACAGCACAAGGAGATATATTGCCTGGATTACCAGAATCGGCATATTTTGTAGAGGTTTTATCTAGTACTAACCAAATTAGATTATACAAATCAAGATCATTTATTCCAATACAAGATTTTGTAGAATTTGAGGCACTACCAACTGGATCAGGTACTCATACTTTTTCATTAGTTGGTATTAAGGAACAAGAGATAGCACCACAAAAGTTATTTAAAAAGTTCCCATTAAACCCAAGTTTAACAAATTCATCAATAGTTTCAACAACACCTGGAACAACTGGTATGCTTGTTAATGGTGTTGAAATAACAAATTATAAATCAAATGACAAAATATTCTATGGTCCTCTTGAAAGTATAAGTTTATTGAATGGGGGTAAGAATTATGATGTTTTAAATCCACCAAATATAACATTAACAGGACCAGGTGCTGGAAGTACTAATGCATTGATTAGACCAGTTGTAACAGGAAGTATATCTGACGTATTAGTTGATCCTCAAGATTTTGATATAAAAAGAGTAATATCAACGACTATTGAGGGTGGTAATGGATCAGGTGTAATATTAGAACCTATTCTTCAAGAGAGAAATAGAGAAATATCTTTTGATGCTAGATTGGTATCTGAATCTGGTGGAATTGATAATATTAATGAAACACTCACTTTTAGTACTAATCATAATATTGAGAGTGGACAGGCTTTGGTCTATGATAGAAATAACAACCCACCACTTGGTATTGGAACTGTAGGTAATGATGCTGGAACATCTGCTGTAGGTGTTGGAACAACTACTTTAATCAATACAGCTACTTACTATCCATCTGTAATAAATCCAACTACAATCAAATTATATCAGACTCTAGGAGATTATAGTGCTGGTATTAATACTGTTGGTTTTACTACAACTAATAAAATTGGTATTCACAAATTCAAACTCTTAGAAGGAAAAAATAATTTAAAGGATATTAGAGTTATTAATAGTGGAAGTGGATATGAAAATAGACAAGTTTTTGTAAAACCAATAGGTATAAACACAGTTACTAATACAATTCATTTTGATAATCATGGATTTAAACAAGGTGATAAAATTGTTTACTCTACCGCTGTTGGAGTTGGATCTACAATACCAACTACAATTTCAGGATTGACAACCTATACAGGTATTACAACTACTTCTAATTTTTATCAAGTTATTAAGATTAATGATGATTCATTTAGAATTGCAAGTGCTGGTCTTGGAGGAACAATTACATCAGAATATGAAAGAAATGATTATATTAAATTCACAGATCATGGAACAGGATTCCAAATATTTAAGTATCCTGATGTTAAATTAAATTTAAAATATGAGTTATCTAACACTAGTGTAGGAGTAATTACTGCCACACCTGTTGTAAGAGGAGAAATCACAGATGTTCTATTATATGAAAAAGGTACTAATTATGGGTCAGATATATTAAACCTTGAAAAATCTATTACCATAAATGTCAAAACAGGTAAGAATGCACAATTAAAACCTATTGTAACGAACGGAAAGATTTCATATGTAGAAATACAAACAAAAGGTCAAGAGTACACCTCTGCACCCGATTTAGAGGTTGTTGGTATAGGCACTGGTTTGGGTGCAAAATTAAGAGCAGTTGTAACTGGTGGTCAAATAACCGATGTAATTGTGGTTGATGGTGGTTTACAATATCAACAAGATAATGTTGATATTAAAATTACTCCTCCTGGTAGTGGTGCAAAATTAGAAACAAGAACTAGAGGATTAACTGTTAACTCTTTTGTAAGATATGGTGACGAAGCTTTAATAG